ATCAGATTTTTAATATTACACTAACGCCAGAGGGGAACAGGGACGGACGACCAGCGGGACCTACCCCACGCCATCGCCGCCTCCCGTTTCCCTTGGTTTCCTCCGCATCGCCCCATACCAATAAACAATATCTACCCGCCATCGCTCACAACCGCCTTGCCTTGACCGGAAACTCCTACCACTTGCAAACTTTTACATTTGATCGGAAGATACCCCTTGCTTGAAAGGCGTTTTCCTTGCTCGAAAGGTGTTTCCCTTGTTTGGTGGTGTTTTTTCTTGTTTGTTGGCGTTTTTTTCTTGTTTGTTGGTGTTTTTTCTTGTTTGTTGGTGTTTTTTTCTTGTTTGTTGGTGTTTTTTTCTTGTTTGTTGGTGTCCCATCACGCAAATCCCAGACCTCCCTCGAAAATACCACGAAAACCTGAGACCTTCTGCTACTTTGTTCCACGTGGAACGCTGATTCAGTCTAGGATATCGAGGTCTTTGCTCTTGATTGCCTTGTATATTTGCTTTATGAAATGGATTGATAATAAAGCCAATAAAACAACTATGATTAAAGGCAGGACATCGCCCGTAGCTATAACATACCGCCCCAGCTCAAACGCCATATACCCACAAAACAAGGTAAGCACCAAATATATAAATACACCCATAAAAATATACAATAAGTAACCGTAATTTAAAAACAATAACCAAATAATACAAATAATTGAGTATCAACAACATAATATATATCAACCCCTAGAGCTACCTCTAAAGAAAGACAAGCCTAGATATAGATAAAAAATATACAATAAGTACCGCCTATTATATACCTTTTAGGATCGATTCAAGCGCAAATCCATGCATAAGGGTACAATTCACCCGTCCGTATGGATATAGACATATACAAAATGATACATAATAAAGTATTTTACTTACATATTTATAATTAAGGCTTAAAATTTACCGCCTCAACACTTTTATGTGTAAGCAAAACATATGATTATGCTGTCATTTTGTAAAATTAGACACAAAAAAGCCCTTCCGTCCTATATCACTACAGTACAGAAGGGCACAAACTTTAAAATCAAATAAAAACAAACGATCTATTGTCGTAATTTGTTTGCCATATAACTAACACGTTTCCGCCTACATTTATCAGAATCTCTACTACAATCTAATTTATTAGACTTGTATAGATCTTTGGTAAGCTCAATATAAAACTCCATTTGAGACTTTCTTACAGCCTCTAAAGCCTTTTCTTTTTGAATAGATAGTTTCCTATTCAAATTATCGAATTTCTTTTTGTACATAATATATTAATTTAATTACACCAATAAGAATACGGCATGGCTATGAAGTCACAAAGCCGCCGTTATCAAAACGGCCAGCCGGACGCACCACACCCGCCCGATTCCCTTTGGTTTTGTCCCTTTGCCCCGAACGAACGAAGCCAAATACGTACATACGTTGCCCGTGATACGTACCGACAAGGCGCACTTTGTCCGTCAATTTAACCGCACAAAATACCCTTGTAAGGATTGTTATTTTTCTACTACATATAGCGCATAAGTATCTAAGCCACCTTAAACGCTATTGTTTTGATACATTAGCACGGTTATAACTCCGTTATGCACTCCATACGTGTTACTCTAGCAACGTATAGACAT